ATTGAAAGTGAAATTTATATCTGCACCAAACATTCTTCCAAGTAATTCACGATGTTGTGCCAATGCATCATATACTGCTAACCCACCTGCTCGGCCACTGTTCATCATATATGTGTTAAGGTACTGTGCTTCAAAGGGTTCAAAATCGTAAGAATTTGATGAACCCATTCCACTGCTTTTGCGATATATTTTTTTTACTTCAATGACTTCATTGGGGAGTGTGTAATCTGTTTGTTCTGGTTGCAGGGATAATGCAAGAAAGCTTTCTTCAACAGAATTTTCACTACGCTGCCTGTATTTTTCTAATGCTTTAGTGATTGCAAGATGATAATCATCTGGGTCTAATTCTACGTCTACCATAGAACCACCTAGACGTTGTTCCAATTCTTTAATAATCGTGTCACGGGTTATATTCATAATAATAATACTCCTATTATATTATTTATCTAATTTCCAAACCCATTTGCATTTTCCACAATCACATATTGCTGGGATGTCCAGTAATTCCATTATCATAAACAAAATCTTTTTGTAAAATAGTTTTTAATTCTTCACTAGTCATACAATTTACATTATTACATAATAAAAGTATAACACATACTTATTCATATGGAAACCGATAAATATAAAGATAAGGAGTTTTCAGTATGCCAAAATTAACTATGTGGAAACCACAAAAAACAAAAGACTATCACTATATAGATAGAATTATAAAAGAACAATTCTTTGTGGGAGGAACTGGTGCTTATATACATAAGTATATTGGTCCATATCAAACTGTAGATAAAAATGATAAATCACAGCCCAACTATCTTGAAGGCAACGAAACTGATCCTATTACTGGAAAGAAAACAAATCCAAATGGTTGGGTGAACGAAACAAAGATACAAGACTTATTGTTACTAGAAAATCGTGATAGAAAATACGAAGCGGATGTTTACGAATTGCGTGGCGTTTATAATGTTACTGACAACGATTTTGATTTAACGCAATTTGGTATATTTCTAACAAACGATACACTTTATATGACTTTTCATATTAACGAGATGGTAGATGTAATTGGCAGAAAATTGATGAGTGGCGATGTTTTAGAATTACCACATCTTGCTGACAGTCTTGGATTAGAAATAACAGATAAGCCGATTCCAAAGTATTATGTTGTTCAGGATGCGAATCGCGGTGGAGAAGGATTTAGTCAAACATGGTGGCCACATATTTGGAGAGTTAAAATAGGTCCAATAACCGATGGTCAAGAGTTTGCTGGAATATTAAATGAACCCGGCGAAGAGGATAGGGACGAAGCAGTTAGTATATATAATCGGGTATTAAATTCAAACAAACAAGTGGTTGCTGCTGCAGAGGACAATGCAGAATCTTATACTACTAGTTTGGCAGAACATTTATTTGGATTTGATGCAATTGATAATCCACAAGACGATTATGATCCTAGCATTCCCGCTGGAAATAGCTTTCCCGACAGTGCGAACCAAGGAGAATATTTTGTAAGAACAGATTATATCCCGAACAGATTGTTTGTTAGACGTGGCACTAGATGGCATAGAATATTTGATCAAACTGGCGCGGGAGATACGTGGGAACAAAAGACTTTCAATGCTGGGAGTTTTGTTGAAAACGAAGAAGCCAAGATGACAACCAATAACAGAGAGTTTGCGGAGAGACAAACGGTGACAAATCCAGTTCCGCCTATAGTAGATAACAAGGACGATGTATAATGCAGTATTTTTATGATGGTCAGATTAGAAGATATATAACACAGTTGGTAAGATTGTTTTCAGATTTTTCTGTAAAGGTAGGTGACACCGCAAGCGGGGAACCAATATTTAGAACAGTGCCAGTTAACTATGGTGATATGTCTCGTATGAGTTCTCATATAATTAAAAACAATAGTGAAAATGTGTTAACAAGTGCTCCGTTTATTAGCATTTATATCACTGATATATCAATGGCAGGAAACCGTAGGACCTACCAACAATATCAACACAGGTCATATGTAACAGAAAAAAAGTTTGATGAAACTACTGGACAATACACAAACGAGGAAGGTGATCGTTATGAAGTCGTAAAACACAATCCCGTACCATATGATATGGCAATTAATGTAGATGTATGGACAACAAATTTAGATCAAAAATTTCAATTGTTTGAGCAGATATCTTCGTTGTATAATCCTCATATTAATTTAAAAACAAATAGCAGTCCGGTAGATTGGAGTTCATTGACCTACATGGAAATGACTGCTTCTAATTTTAGTGGTAGAAGTATTCCGAGCGGAGTAGATGAGGTAATTGATGTTGTTACTTTCAACTTTTTAATACCAATATATATTAATCCTCCTGCAAAAATAAGAAAAGAAACACTTATTCATGCCATTATTAACAAGATGGATGTAGTAGATACTAAAAATATAAAATTCTTCAAAGAGAATGAAAGTTTTGAAAGTCAGTTCACATCATATAATGTAATAACTGCCGAAGATTACCGCTTGAAATTCGAAGGGAATCGTGTTACTCTATTGTCAAGAACTGGTGCAAATACAAACACAGATGGCACCCCTATACGATGGGATGAATTAATAAATCTATATGGGTTTGATCTTAGAGAACAAATAAGTCAGATAAGATTAAGAAGAAGTGATGACATAACAATCGCAGAGCAAGATATAATAGGAACCATACAATTTGATGAAAACGATCCTCAAAAATTAATATACACAGTTGATGAAGATACTTTGCCTCCTAATACAATTGGTTCGGTAAATGCGTTGATTGACCCAACGCAAACATATCCTGGAGATGGAAACCTTTCCATACCAGTAACAGGTGATGCATATTTGATAACATACGAAATAGGATCAGAAAGCCCATGGGGTGTAGATGCAGACGAAAATGATATAATTCAATTTAATGGAACAAATTGGGAAGTTGTGTTTGATTCGTCTGATATAAGTTCTGCAGAAACAGTGTATGACAATGACATACAAGATCAATATGAGTGGGACGGATCAGTTTGGAAAATGAGTTACACAGGAATATACAATGAAGGATATTGGAGATTATATCTATGATTAGTGCAAGCGGGTGCATATTTTTGGCACTTGATACGGGAAGAGTATGCTTACAACTTAGGAGCGATAGTTCTACATATAGCGGAACATGGAGTTTTTGGGGTGGAAAACAAGAAAAAGACGAAACTCCAATTCAAACATTATTACGAGAATTACACGAAGAAATAGGAATTTTGCCAGAAGTTGAAAAAGTTTATCCTCTTCATAAGTATATAAGCAGAGACAAAAATTTTGAATATAATGCCTATGTTGTAACTGTATATGAAGAGTTTATTCCACAATTAAATTCAGAAAGCAATGGATATACATGGGTTAATGTTGGAACTTATCCAAGACCCTTACATCGTGGCGCAAAGGTAGTTTTACTTAATAAAAAAATGAAAGAAAAATTAAAAACAATTTTGAAAAATAGCAAAGACCAGCCCATTGGGTTGGATTGGTTAGAAACATTTCAAAATCGGAATACATAGCCTAATTGTTTTCCAAAATGTTCTCTGCATAATATTTTTTCTTTATTAAAGTCGTGGAGCGTTTCTTGCTCACTTTGACGATTAGGGTCTGTAAATGTTGGTGTTTCTTTCCAATCAAATCCGTAAACTGATACATTTTTAGTTTCAAAATGCGAAACCAAGTCTAACACCATCAACCCAGTTGTTGGTGTTTTTATTTGTGTCTTGTGAATTAATCTGTTTAACATAGCGGGGTCGTAACGCAATACGTGCGGACTATCTGTTGGAATCCAAGATGCCATTTGTATTACAGTTTCAGGTTCTACTATATTCGCATTTTCGTATTCACGATGTCTCCACATCGCCCATAAATCAGTTCTTGAACCATGCGTTAGTTGTGAATCAAATCTTTCATACAGCATTGCCGCACGATTCATTCTGATTATTATATCGTGATTATCTATTTCTCCACCGTATATTCTATTGAAAAGATATTGTGCATTTCCTATTACCG